GATCACGTCAAGATGTTAAGTAAAGGTGGATCTAACACAGATGGGACGAGGCTTGTCACCCCTGCAAAAAATAGATCCCGAAACGGTAAAAAGCCCTTGACAAAGGCAGCTTCTCAGAAGTAGATTGGTGGTCCGCTTAAGCGGAGTTTGCTGGCCGTGGTGTCCCCCCAGCCACAGGTGGGGTAAAACAGTGGCAGCTTGTGACGACTTCCCGTTCTCCTCCTTTCGGTTGGGCACAAGCGGACACCCCGGAAAGACGGGGTAAATCACCGACCATGTTCGGTTGCATTTGTATTTGGAGACTCCGTGAAAATCATAGAAAACAAAGCGTTGCTGCTGAATTTACGCAATCCAAAAAAGATTACAGAAGTCATACCAAAATCTAGGGAACTCCCTAACAATCAAGTGTTAGTTAAATGGGGGCTCGATGAGGCGCAAGTCCTCAAGAATCTTAAAATCCGAAATGTCCCGTCTCCTATTCTTGGACAGTACAACTGGCCCGGTAAATACAAGCCTTTCGAACATCAGTCCGATACCGCAAGCTTCCTGACCCTGCACAAGAAAGCCTTCGTCTTCAACGAGCAGGGCACCGGCAAGACCGCATCCGTTATCTGGGCAGCAGACTATCTGATGACTCAGAAGAAGATACGTCGCGCTCTCATCATCTGCCCGCTCTCCATCATGGACTCCGCTTGGGTCAACGACTTGTTCACCTTTACCATGCACCGCACGGTGGGAGTGGCTTACGGATCAGCGGCAAAACGAAAACAAATTATTGAGAGCGATACTGAATTCGTTATCATCAATTACGACGGGGTGGAGATCGTCAAGGACGTCATCGCCCGTTCTGGGTTTGACTTGATCGTAGTTGATGAGGCGAATTCCTATAAGAACGCACAGACAAAACGATGGAAAGTTTTGAATTCGCTGGTCAACTCGCGGACATGGCTCTGGATGTTGACAGGCACTCCCGCTGCACAGGCTCCGACCGACGCATACGGATTGGCTAAGCTGGTTAACCCCCAGGCAGTACCACAGTTTTTCACCGGGTTTAAAGACATGGTGATGGTGAAGGTGTCCAACTTCACATGGGTGCCTAAACGCAATGCAAGTCAAATAGTTTTTGAAGTCTTGCAGCCTGCAATCCGGTACACCAAGGACGAGTGCCTCGACCTGCCGGAGATGACTTACATCGCAAGAAATGTCGCGTTAAGCAAAGCTCAAGAGAAGTATTACAAACTTATCAAGGACAAGATGGTAGCCGACATTGCAGGCGAGTCCATCAGTGCAGTCAATGCAGCGGTTCACATGAACAAGCTCTTGCAGATCTCCTGCGGAGCGGTCTACACCGATGACAAGGACGTAGTTGAGTTCGACATCTCTCCCCGATACAACGTGCTGATGGAGGTCATTGCGGAGACCCGGAACAAGGTCCTCGTCTTCGTACCATTCAAGTCAATCGGTAGGGTGCTGCATGAGAAGCTCAATGCAGACAAGATAACCGCTGAGGAGATCAATGGGGACGTACCTGTCTCTGCCCGTAACGATATCTTCAAAAGATTTCAGACAACAGATAACCCGAGAGTGCTCGTGATTCAGCCCCAAGCGGCAGCGCACGGGGTCACTCTCACGGCAGCGGACACGGTGGTCTGGTGGGGTCCAACATCAAGCCTTGAGACCTACGCGCAAGCTAACGCACGGGTGCATCGAGCGGGTCAGATCAGCAAGACTACGGTCATTCAGCTACAAGGTTCTAAGATAGAAAAATACGTTTACAACTTACTTGACAATAGAATTGACGCCCACACAAAAATTGTCGATCTATACAACGAACTGCTTGACTGACGCATTAAACGATGCTATATTGCACTGAGCGTGTGGCGGAATAGGTAGACGCAGCGGACTTAAAATCCGCCGCCGCAAGGCTTACCGGTTCGACCCCGGTCATGCTCACCACTTACAGGAGAAGATGATGGACATCAGAGTTGGGATAGTAACGGATGAACAATTGCTTGATGAAATGCACGTTCTCAGGGGAAGGATCAAATCAGAGGTAGGGCGATTCCTTATGTCCTTGCCAGAAGATGCAAGTATAGACGACTTGAACATTGGCTCTGTGTTGTTGGAGCTGGGTTGTGAGATCTATGACATTTGCAACGTCCCTCGGGATGAGTTCATAAAGATGGTAGGTGGGCAGTTCGACATCACACGAAAACGGCTTGCTCAACTACAAGCCGAAATGGCTGATAAACAATAACGGAGAGGTAAATGGAAGACGTAGCAGCAATTCCGCTTGAGAAGTTAGTTAAGACTTACATCAAGATCAATCAGGTGCGAGCCGAGATTAAGGCGAAGTGGGAAGAAGAGGACAAGGCACTCAAGGCAAAGACGGATGCCATTAAAGGTGCTCTCCTCCAACACTGCAAGGATCATGAAGTAGAATCCGTCCGCACCAATGAGGGCACGTTCTTTAGAACGGTCAAGACCCTGTACTGGACAAGTGACTGGGATTCAATGAACAAGTTTATTATTGAGAACCGTATTCCAGATCTTCTTGAGAAGCGCATTCATCAAGGCAATATGAAGGCTTGGATTGAGCAGAATCCGGAAGCAATGCCTGCAGGGCTTAACATCACACAGGAGTATGCCGTGACAGTGAGGAGGAAGACATGAACGAATTAATCACAATCGATGACTTGGCGAAGCGATTGTCAGTATCAATCTCTACTGTCCGCTCGTGGGTTCGGCAGGGGTTTATTCCGAAAGATACTTATGTGCAGGTTGCCAAGACGTATCGGTTCGATTACGACCGTGTGATCGAAGCGTTGAAGGCTCGTAACAAATCTGAACCGACCCCGGCTGAAATGGTCAAGACAGAACAGCTTGAGTTAGACCTCGTTGTACACCCCGATAAAGATCTTTGAAAGGAAATAACATGTCTGAGATGACTTTGTTTGGTAAAAAATCGACCGGCGTTGCTTCTAAGTTTGCTGGTCTGCAAAGCTCTGTGGCCTCGACCTTGACGGGTGGTGGGCACGGTAACCGTAGGATTTCTATTAAAGGCGGCGTGTTCCGCGAGATCGTCGGTGGTAAAGAGGTTCGTACTAATGATGATCGGTCGATCAATGTTGTCATCATCAAGGCTGCACCCGTGTCGCGTATGTACTTCGGGACTGGTTATGTGGAGGGTGAAACCTCGAAGCCGACCTGCTGGTCTAATGACGGTAATACTCCTGCTAAAGAAGTTGCGGAAGCACAGCGTCAGTCGGCTCGCTGCAAGGGGTGTAAGCAGGACATCAAGGGTAGCGGTCAGAACGACAGCCGTGCTTGTAAGTTCCAGCAGCGGGTTGCGATTATGCTGGATGGGGACATTGAAGCGCGTAATGTGTATCAGATGGTTATGCCTGCGACCTCCGTGTTCGGAGATGCGGAAAACGGTAAGATGCCCCTGCAAGCCTATGCCCGTCATTGTGCGGCACACAACACGGTAATCGAGTCAATCATTACGGAGATGCGGTTTGATACGGCGAGCCCCACGCCTAAGCTCGTGTTTAAGCCCGTGCGAGAGTTGACCGATGCTGAGGCAGACGTAGTGCTGGAGATGGTCGAGCATCCAGATACGGCTAAAGCCGTAACCTTGAACGTGTCACAGACTGATGGTGTGATCCCCGCACCGAAGCTCGCAGCTCCGGAACCGAAGGCGGAAGTTAAAGAACCTGAGCCTGAGCCGGAAGTTAAGAAAGCCGCCAAGAAACCCGCACCTGTAGTGGTTGAAAAGCCTGCTGTGGATCTCGCTGAGATCGTTGGAGAATGGGACGACTAATGATTTGAATGGGGGAAAGCTTTGGTGAGTACCCCAATTCCTTTCGGTTTACCTCATTTACCTGACGACTGGCGGCTATGGAAACAAAACAATTTCTTGAATCGGTCCTCGGGCATGAAGGGTATTACTGCATCTTTGCGGCTAAACAAAAGGGAATCATTAAGCAGAAGCTTTGTGATTCGCTGGATACGGCTGTGCAAATTGCCTCGGAGTTTGATAGGGACGGGTGGGATACCTATTTCTCTCTGGCTACATTCCAAACAGACAGAAGTCGTGAAGCAAGTAATGCGCTTTACCTGAGATCTTTTTTCTTAGATATTGACTGTGGAGACGAAAAGCCTTTCCAAACTCAAGCGGACGGATACAAGGCTCTGAGAGCCTTTTGTAGAGTTTCCCACCTTCCAAAACCCACCGTTGTTAGTTCCGGTCGTGGACTTCATGTCTACTGGAGGCTGACTGAGCAGGTTAGGAAAGATGATTGGGAAAAGGTTGCGTTTGCATTTAAGAAGCGTTGCCTCGACACGGGACTGCAGATCGATCCGGCTGTACCTGCGGATGCGGCACGGGTGCTGCGAGTACCGGGCACCCATCACTATAAAGAGAACCCGCCCAAAAATGTATTTGTAGTGGGCGAGCTTGAACCCCCTATGGAGTTTGAGCAGTTCAAAGACTTGTTCGGGGAAATGGACCGCCCGAGATCTAAGAACAGGGAGTCTACTCGTAGTGAGATGATGAACACCCTGATGGGTAACTTTACAAGCAAGTTCAAGAACATATTAATCAAGACTCTTGATGGTAAAGGTTGTCCACAGATCTATCATATTGTCTCAAATCAGCCGGAAGTTTCGGAACCATTGTGGAGGGCAGGACTATCGATAGCATCTGAATGCTCTGATGCGAGTGTGGCGGTTCACAGGATTAGCAACAAACATCCTAACTACAGTCGAGAAGAGACTGAAGAAAAAGCCGCGTTAACGAAGGGTCCGTATCTTTGCACGACGTTTGACACGATACGAGAAAACGTGTGCCCAAAGTGCCAATACTGGGGAAAGATTAAATCTCCGATTCAGCTTGGTAAAGAATTAGAGATTGTGGAAGGTGAAACCGAAGTTATCGTACCGCAAGAGAGTATTGATGGAAATGTCATTGCAGAACGAAAGTACACAATCCCAGAGTACCCAGAACCCTACTGCAAGGGAAAAAATGGAGGCGTCTACAAAAGGCAAAAAACCAAAGACGGAGATTATGAAGACGTTTTGGTCTACCACAATCCGTTATATGTCGTTAAACGAATCGACGATCCAGAAAAAGGGGAGTCGTTTTCGATGCGGCTGCACCTGCCAAGAGATGGGGTAAGAGAATTCACGCTGCCACTTTCCTGCGTTGGTTCAAAAGATGAGTTTCGTAAAGTATTGGCTGAGCAGGGTGTCGCGGTTGCCGATACAACTAACCTAGCAGGTTATGTCATGCGGTGGATTAATGAGCTGCAGTTTAAAACAGAAGCGATTCCAGCAAGGCGACAATTTGGATGGGCAGCAGATCACAAGTCATTTTCAATCGGTGATCGTATTTATTATGCGGACCGAGATGAGGAGAATCCTCCATCTGTTGCGACCAGTCAGTTCTTTCATCACTTCAACAAAAAAGGTTCTGCTGAGGCTTGGAAAGAAACGATGGAGCTTTTCAACAAGCCCGGGTTTGAAGCTCATCAGTACATGTTCGGTTTAAGTCTCGGCGCACCTCTGATGGAGTTCACTGCCATCAACGGGGCTGGATTTCACTTCTGGGATAAGCAAGGGGGTAAAGGCAAGACGACTGCCATGATTGCAGGGTGCTCTATTTGGGGCGACCCGGATCTCATAATGCTAAAGGAAAGCGACACAATCTTTTCGAGGATGAATCGAGCGGAGGTCTACAAGAACATCGTCATTTACATGGACGAGCTGACGAACAGTAAGCCCCTTGACTTGTCCGATCTTGCCTACTCCATACCTCATGGTATGCAGCGGAACCGGATGTCCTCACGGTCCAATCGGGAACGGGTTCGGGGTATGCCGTGGAAGACGTTATTTGGCAGTACGGGTAATGCAAGTGTTCGAGAAAAGATCTCACTGATCAAAAGCTCCCCCACTGCCGAGGCCCAGCGTATCTTCGAACACATTGCCACGGGCATGACGTTTGATTCGAAAGAAACGACCGATGCGTTTAGTCTAGCGATTAAGTCTAACTTCGGGCATGTGGGGCCAGCTTACATCACTTACATCCTAAAAGAGTTAGAGCAATCGAAGCAAACTTTGTTTGATGTCCAGAAAAGACTCGATGTTGCTGCGGGATTCACCGCTGAGAACCGATTCTGGTCTGCAAAGGCAGCATGTGTATTAACAGGTTTGATCATTATCAAAAAGCTCGGGTTCATTAATTGGGATATGGCGAATTTGTTTAAATGGATTGTTAGCACTCTATCTACATTTAAGCAGTCTGTGAAAGATATGATCTCGACGTCAGAGCAGACGCTTGCCGACTATCTGGCGCAACATCAGAACAACATTCTTCGGATTAAGAGCGGCGATAGGAAGTCAGTTGTAGATATTATCATCCCACCTGAAGCTTCTCCAAGAGTTCAGTTTATTGGTCGGTACGAGTATGATGCCAAGGTACTCTATCTTCTGATCAAACCGCTTAAGGAATGGTGCGCCCAACAGCAGATCAGCTATACGGGTTTGATGGATGATCTAAAGAAGGGACAGACCAAGGCGAAGCGGGAGAAGATCCGATTGGCACGGGGCACCCATATGAGCCTGCCGCCTGCAGATGTGTGGACTCTAAACTGGGAGGATTTTGCAAAAGGGGATGACCTTGAAAATTCCCAAGAGGAAACCCCGTAAGAATTGGTTGAGAGTGGGGGATATCGCTTCAGACGGGGTAAGATTTTATGTAGACTGGGACGCACTCTTACCGGGTGCGTCTATTTTTATACCCTGCATCGATGTGGTCGAGCTTGTAAATCAGGTCCATGCGTACACGGACCTGAAAGGCTGGAAGATGGAGTACCGGACTCGGATCGAGGATGGCAAGTGGGGAGTCCGGTTTTGGCGGATGGTTTAGTCCTCGATATCCCGATCATACTCGGCAAGGTTTTGCATGACCTCATTCCAATTCTTCTTACCGATTGTGATGCCATGATACATCGTAGCAGAGGTCTTCATGTGCTGAGCCATTGACTTTTTAATCGTATCCCCAGTAATCGCATTACCTGGATGACGGCTGTTGTAGTCCTGCATGGCATCGGCCACATCAGATAATTCATCCCCATCACCCTGCCTCATCGCCATATAGTAACGACGAAGGAGCTTGGTCTTTTCAGTACTGATCGCTTTGTCAAGCTTCTTAACCGCACTATTTTCTTCCATCTGGCGGATGTATTCAGCAGGGGCGAATCCGAATGCCTGAGCTGCCACATTCCAAGGACCAACCTCACCCGTGATGGGATCCCCACGCAGGGTTTGCGTGCCCTCCGTTGCATAACGGATCGACTTCAGCCCATTACCCATTGCAGACGGGAGCATCTGCTCAATCCCACGTGATACATAACCGTCACCAATCAGGGACAGGCCCCGCTCCATCCGACTGACCACCCCAAACACTGGACCGCCGACCTGCTCCATCAGACTCAGGATTGCACTTTCTTGATCCTTGACCGTCGTGTCGCGGAAGAGCAGGTCCGATAAACCGATCCGTCCACCAATCTCAAGACCGGTCACTTCGTTGAGGAGCCCACCGTACAGCGTTTCACCTAACCATTTACGTGCAGCGGTATCAAAGTCATCCTCATCATCGTCCGAAAACATATTATAAATCATCGCCGCAATACCGAACATGGGCAGGCCCCGGGCACCTGCCATCAGTGCAGCCGAGGCATAAATACCAGCAATCTGTTTCTTAGCGGCTTTACGTACCTCAGGATCTTGAGCGGAGAGGGCGTCTCTTGCGCCCTTGAACAGCATGTAGTACATCGACACGCCGTAATTTTTATACATGAAGATAATTTTACCGATAGGATTCTGCGCGATACTGGGCGCGGCCTCGGCAAACGTACCCCCGTTAGTCAGCTCAACATCATAAAGAGCTTTTTGCGCGGCTTCGAGTTCAGCCGCTTTACCTGTCTTCCCGTCTTTCTTAAGAGCTTTGAGGTTCAACTCGTATGCTGCAACGAGCGAGACCTGCCGGTTCACCCGCTCACCCTGATGGAACACCCATCCGGAAACGGCATTGACTTTATTCATCAAGGTATCTTTTTCATCGAACTCAAGAATGTCCTGCGTCATCGACCGGTTGAGCTTACCCATCCGGCTGGCTTCATCGACCAGCGTTTCAAGATAAGACAACTCAGGATGCTTCTTGAAGTCAATGTTATCAATCGACGGCATACTCCGGGTCTTAACCTTTTTACCCCCAACCAGAGTCTCGATTTCACGAGTCGTACCACTGGTCATGAAAATCCGAGTCGCCCGACCTACTGCAGCCGTGGTATTGATCAGACCATGTTTAGAAGCAAGATACGGTACCACCACAAGCGGGATCTGAGACAAGTTAACCAGAGCAGACGAGACGTTAAAGCCAAGGGTCATGATAAAGCCGAACGATGTGGCAACTTTTGCCCACTGCGGTACATTCGGGCTTCGTGCGAACTTGACGCGAGTATCGAGTTCTTCAATGTAGGGTTTGGCGTCTTCGGGATTACCTGCAACTTTAAAGTCTTCCCGGACCTTATTCATGAATGTATCGAACTTGGCACCGTATTCGATGTTGGATAACTGCCTAGCCAAAGAGTAACCCTTGGTCTTCAGTGCACCAATCGCATCATGCTCGAAACCCAGCACCCCCATGCCCTTATTTTTACGCCGCCGGAAAGACTGAGCAAAAGATGTCTCGGGCAGAAGGTCCAAGAACATCCGCATTGTCGATTCAATGGACTCATCAATTTGTTTTTTCTGTTGAGCGGAAGCTTTGATCTTTGCAGCTTCCATAGACTTCAACATAGAGCTGACGAACGAGGTCGGAGGGGCACTCTTATAATCAAATTTTTCTAGTGAGGTAAATTTCTGGATGGTGTCCTGCTTGACATCCTTATCCTGCTTGAGTTCTTCAATCGCACGGTCCCGAGCACGAGGGGTCTCGAAATGCTCGACAAACAACTCGGTCGTGTTAGACCGTGGGCTGAATGCGTGATAAGCCAGTCGATAATCACCTGTACGGGTCAACGGGAAGTAAGGCTCGATGGTACCGCTGTTTAGAAGTTTCTGATAAATGTCTTTCTTGAGCTTACTGGATGAGGCTTGATCCAACCCCATTGAATCAATCCGACCCTCAATCACCTTGCGAGTATCTTCGTACATCTTTCTATACGTATCTCGCATCTGGTTATAGACTTCCTGACCGTCTTTTTCTAACTTACTCCAGTTAGCTTGAAGATCGTTGTAGACCTTGAGCTTCTCGTCTTTATAATCGGACGCTGGTTTAGAGGGGTCCACCTGCATCGTGGTGCTGGTGTAGATAACTTTATTGAGCGGATCGATCAAAGACGGATTTTTCTTAGCCCAGTCTGAAACATATTTGACCGTAGCCTCCATCCCTT